TGGGGAGATTCTAAGTATGAAAACAAAGGGTGAACTATTATGAGAGATATTGGTGAAAGAAGATTTCAATTTGAAACACAAGAGAAAGAAAGTGATGGCATGTGGTGGATACAGGGTGCATTCCTTGTTGCCATTGTTTGCTTGGTTGCTGCTTATTTTCTTACACAAAGAAGCTACAAGCTTGAATACGCCATAGTTGGCAAACCAGTCCTGGGTGACTTAGTGCAAAGAGATATGGAGCTGGAAAAGCAAAAGCTTGAAGACCACTATCGCTACAACTCCTATGAGGACTACAGCGATGAGGACCGAGAAGGTTTAACTGCTATTATTTTAGGAGGTGAGTAATGCCTATCCAGGATTATGAAGCATGTAAGTCAATTATGGATATGATTGAAATGGCGACACGAAAGTCTGCTGACTTTGGTTCTGAGTTCGCTGGCCGTAACTGGCTCATGGATGGCGAGGAGGATGCAAGGGTGGCTGATGTATGCAAGCAAACAGTTTCGAAGCTCAGGGACGCATACAGGACGCTCAGTGAGGTTGAGGAGCTTTTGGAAGAAAGGGCCAAGCAGGTTGAGCCTGAGACCCCTGGCATCCTTCGAAGGCTGCTTATTGCTGGCTAGACGATAGCACAAACATATCCGCCACAAATAAAGTATTGAGCATAGGTCAGCGCGGCCAGTTGTATTTGAACCATCGTGCTGCCTTTGCTTTTTCCGGGGAAGCTCCCCGCGTGTCAAAATGTACGAAGTTCTCGTACAGCCCTAGACCGAATCCAGTGCCTAATCTGCGAGCTGCATTCTCAAGCTCAATATACAGCCGCAACATATAAGCACCATGGCGTTTTGCAGCACTCACATAGGTCACATCGGCAGCATAAACCACGCCGTCACGAGGAAGGTGCCAGCTCTTGGATGCGCCGCCTACCGCTTTATTGTGATTTTCGCAACGGTACGACGAATTAATTCTCAGAGGACCCAGTTGCTTGCGCACGCTATCAAGAACAGTAACTAGCGACTGCGCGGGATTCGTTTTTCCACAGCAGTTGCAAGCAAACTCCGATGCTGAAAAATATTGGCCTACTCTCCCCACTGCTTGCCTACTTTCAATAACTTATTTTCTTCGGCTTCTTTTTTGGCTTCTTTTTTTTCGGCATTACTTTTTTTGGCTTCGGCTTCATTGGTTTTTTCATCTTCTTTTCCTTCATAAAACCATGCATCAGTATGGCAATAATTTAATCCTGTATTACTAAAATAAATTTCTTCGCATGCTTCGTAGTCCGGTGGGCCTACCACCTTGGTAAGGCTTGGCTCTGTCCACAAGATTCTGTTATTTGGCATTGAGCAGAACTGTCCGTTATCAAGTGCTAGGATATTTTGAGACTTGTGCTCTTTTGGTATTGATGCACACGTAGGCATCAATGCGCCATCAGCATCGACTTGGTCCACAGTGCAAACGTATGTGCCGCTCACCAGCTCCTTGCCTACCCGTACCTTAGCATCGAGGTGACGCAAAGCATCTTTAACGATTGTCGTAATGTGCCACGCATCCATGTCCCATAAAGCCAGCTCGCCTTGGTCAAAACGAAAATCTCCTTCTTTGTCGTGAACAAATGCCTCGATGGGTAACTTGTCATAAAGAGCACCGTTCTCTAGCAGCGTCTCAAAAAGCAGTGCCCTGTGCTTTTGCGCTTTAACGCTAACCCAGTAGCCGCGGGTAAACTCACCGTGTCCTTTTTTAAAATTGTAGAGAAACTCGTTGCGAACGTAGACAGGCTCAAGTGGAAGATTTGCCACCAAAAAAGACATTATTTCTTCTTTCTTCTTTTTTTGCCCTGGGCAACTCTGGAGCGCTCAACGGCTTTGATGTCAATTTTTTCTCCGCGCTTATAAGCTGCAGCGGTACGCTTTATTTCAGCTGCTTTTGACTTAGGGTTCTTTGCGCCTTCGGTATATTTTTTAGGAACGCCGTGCTTATAAGGCTGCTTGCGCTTGCTACTTTTTTTTCTTTTTACTGCCACCGCCGCCCCTCCTTAAATCAGTGTCGTGCTTTGTTGAGCCGCGGATAAAGCTGTTTACCCGACCCATGGCCCATGCCGCCATAGGGACGTTTCTGCTTCCAGAGGAAAGATACGCAGCTTGGCCCCTCTTGTAAACTTTTCGAAGCTTGGCAAGACTATGTCCGCTCTTTGATGCCTTTGCTCTTAGCTGAGAGGCAACACTTGAGCCCCCCTTTTTTTTCTTTTTCACTGCCATTACTTACCAACTTTTTTCATTGCTTTTTTGTGTGCGGCAGAGAAAGTGCTGCCTGCACGCATGGACTTGCGCATTTCAGACATGTGCTTTTTTGTATGGTGAGCGCTGTGTTTTTTGAGCGCGGCTTCCTGTCTGCTCGTAAGTTTTTTAGTTTTTAATTTCTTTTTTACTGCCATTTTTTCACCAGTTTTTGCATGACCAGTATCTGGCCGTTAGCTTTGATGGGGGGTTTGAATCGCACTTGTGTCGTGCGCGAAATGATTTCTTGCGAGCTGGCACGTTCTTTTTGATCTTCATTTTGGGGTCACCAAATCTAATCGTCTTGGTCTTGTTGCCGACTTTGGCAACGACAACAAATTTTTTCGGCCCACCCGGGGTCCGCTTGGGTTTATTGTAGGCACTAACCCCAGCCCTCACAAGTTTTGGGTCTTTTTTCTTTGGCATCTTACCACCTCATTTTTAAACCTGCCGCTGCGGTCCAATCTCCACTGTTTGCGAACTCTCCAGAGGCAAACGCGAATACATCGTGTCCTAATTTGACATCCAAGCTGCCAACAGCCCGGGCACCAGCAGGCCCAACAGTAGCACCAAGCAAAAGGTCAACCGTATCCTCCGGAAGCGCCGATGCTTTCGCCAAACCTCCCGCAATAGCACCGGCTACTCCTTTTTTGCTAGATGCCTAGCTGCTTCTACTTGAGCTGCACCAATAGCCTCTTTCCCTTTAACCATGCTGCGTCCCACAGTGTAGCTTGAGCCACATACTGCCGCTAAAATTCCACCAATAATCTGTGTCCACTGGTTGCCTTCAATCGAAGCAAGAATACATCCCCCAATCATACCGACTAGAGTAATAATCATTTCACTCGTTTTAATTCCCGGCTTCATCACGTTCCCCTTGTTGCTTCATCTCGCAACTCTGCGAGTGTTTCTTTCCTTACCTGCTGAGCAATCCGCTCCTTCTCCAGCATATTCTTAGTCTTATGGCTCACGTCTTGAATGTCTTTGATGCGCCCATCAATTGTGTCTGTCAGGGTTTCAATCCTGGTAGACTTTTCATGCACATCATCAATCTTATCGTTAATTCGCTCAAGCGTCTGAGTCGTGCTCGCCATGCACTCCACCATCTGCCCCATGCTGTTGGCCATTTCAGTTTGATTCAAATCAATCTGAACTGGTTTTGGCCCGCTACCGTTCATCTTCTTATCGACAAGCTTTTCAATGACTTTGATTAAAGCCATCATCGTGCCAAACAGCGCACCGGCTTCAATCATGCCGCTTTCCATCTTAACTCATCCAGTCCGGCTTTGGCTGGGCAACGTAAAGCTCGGGTCTTGGTTTTTCGCCGCGTTCTTCCGGCGTTTCATTTTCCCATTCATCAATCGCCGCCTGTGACCGTGCAACACGGGCCTGTTCTTCGGTGTCCCAGTCTCTGCATTCTGAAGGGTCGAGGTCACGTTCTTGTATAAAGCTTTGCCCTGATAGCTGCTCAACTGCTTTGACCACCGCCATCATATCAACGTTGATTTCTTTGCCTATGAAAGGATTTTTA